TTTTGCTTTTCATCTGTTGACAGTTGTATGTTCGGAAAGTGATTGCTAAACCAGTCAGATAGTATTAACCGCCTAGCCTGCACAGATAGACCTACCGACAAAGATGCTGAATAAGATGAGCTAATAAACTGAATAGAGTCATCTAACACCCATAAGTAAACACTAAAGAAAACATTTACTAATTCACTCTTTAAAGTTCGTGGCGGCACGTTAATTAAAAGATGTTTGTTTCTTGGTTCACGCCTTACGATTCGTTCAGCTTCTTCTTGCAGTATGTCACATAGATATTTTATATGCCAGTTCTCAACGAGTTCTTGGCCGTTGTGTAATACTTTAAACGCTTCTAAGCTGAATTTATAGAATGAGCGCTTATAGCTCTCCGCCTTCAGCTTCGTTAGGGTCGTTTTCATCTATGAGTTTATCGAGTGTTTCTTGTGGTAAGTTTGATAAGTCTATTTCATCTGTGGTTATTTCAGCTTTTACTTCAGTTCTACTTAATTTAGGTTTGAAGTATTCTAATAAAGCCTCGTAACGCTTCATCCCCTCTAAGCATTTAACATCACTAGAGCTATCTAACATTTCCATAACCTTATCCTTGTATTTATCTAAGCCGTCATTAGCAAACCACTCACCAATCTCATTCCAGATTTCAGTCTTCTTACTTATAGTACCCTTGGGTTTGCCCGCTGGATTTCCGCTTTCTCCTTTCTTAAATGGCATTGTTGAAATTTATTGATTTATGCAATGTTACAAATTTAACAAAATTATTTTAAATCTTCATCAAAGTAGTAATAAATAAATATTGCTAGTAGTATTAAGTGTATTGTTATCATGGTTTTATTTGTTTAGAAGTTGTTATTATAGTATTGTTCGGCTGTTTTAATCCCCATATCAATACCCCTCGTGTTTGATGCTAATTCTATCATAACGTTTTTTTCACCCTCTTTATAAGCCCCTATTATTTGTTGCTTTTCTTCAACTTTTGCCTTCTCCATCCAACCAATTAAAACGTCTTTTGATATTAAACCACCGTTTTTTACTTTTTCAATTAATTCTTCTATTGCTGTTTTCATATCTATTTAGTTTTTAGTTCGTAACTGTTGGTGCATTTAGGACATATTAGATACGCAGCTTTTTCATCATTATGATATTCCCTGTAATCGTGTATGCAGAATAACCTAGCTATAAATTTAGAAATAACGTAAACACCTAACTCGTGTGGTAAATGATTCATAATTCTATCTATTTAGTTTTCTTTTAATTATCTTTTATCGCTATCTCTAAACGACCCTTTAAAATTTCCTGTCTTTCCTCCAACTCCTTAACCCTTTCTTTTAGTTCGGTGTTTTCCTTTTCAGATTTTTTAAACTTACTAATCCAGTTCTTTTTTCTAATATGTGCGTTTTTTAAATCAGCACCTTTAAAAATTCTGTAATCTTCAAAATCCCTTTCAAGTTCTTCAATCCGCCTTTGTTGTGAAATACACAAATCTAAAGATTCAATTATATTATTGGCTAACTTAACGCTAAATTCATTTTCTGAAACTAATTTATTTATTTCTCTTAATGATTCTCTTCTTATTTTCTCTATATCCATATCTATTTAGTTTTTGTTTAGTAGTTGTTTCATCTTTTTTATATCATTATCATTAAATGTAACAATATAACCCCCACCCGTTACAGAAGTGTAAACCATTTTTATATAGTCTCTTAGTTCGGTGTTTTCTTTTGACAACTTAAAATAAGTATCAACACTCTTATCACCTAAATCGTCTTTTAATTTTGAATTTTCAGCTACAAGTTCTTCAATACGCTTTTGTTGGTCAACTATCACATCTTTCCTTTCAAGTGCTAAGGTCATCCAGTCGGAATGGCTTTTTAATAGTTCTTCAATACGCTTTTGTTGAGATTTGAATAGTTCATAGTGAGCCCCGTATTCACCCCACTGCTTTTTAATTTCTTCTCCTAACTTTTCTTCATTAAATATCCCCATAATGTTATTTTAAAGTGTTAATGTCTATTGCGATTCCTTTTTCTATTAGTCCGAATACATCGAAATGCCATTCAAATAATTTATTAAATAATCCTAATTGATTATAAACTTTAAGATAGTAATTTTCTTTTGTCAAGTAGTAAAACATTTCGTTTTCCCAATTATACCCAAACGCAAAAGAAGGTTTTTTGTCTTTTAATTGCAACCAAAACTCATTCACTCCCAAAATACATCCCAAATAATTTGTACTACTCCAATTATGTCCAACCGAAATATCGAACAACTTTATTAACGGAATAAACTTTTCTCCATTATGCTCAATCTCTTCTATCAAGTCGCTTAATGGTCTTAGTATTGGTTTAAAGTCTTTTAATGGGAATTGCTCCACGTTTGTAATTACTTCATCCTCACAAAAACCTATTAATTTTTCTATTTCAAATGTTTCTGTCCAACTACCTTTCAACCCATAAGGCAAGTAAGGCGCTAAGTGTTTGATTGTTAAATGTGTTTCCATGTTTTTAGTTTTTAATATAAATATTATTACACAACTCACTTATTTCATATAAAATAAGATAGTTAACCCTCTTTTTTTTACTTATTCCTTTTAATTGACCCCCTAATTGATTCTATCAATATTGAATCTTCTTTAAATCCACCGTCTATTAACTGGCTTATTATATTGCTCATGTCCCTTCTTAAGTTGTGGTTGTAAGCTTCCAACTCTTTTACCTTGTCATTTACCAAGGTTAATTCTTGCGCTAAAAAGTCTATATCTGTATTCATTTTAAAAGCATTTTTTTAATCATTCTTAAAATAGTTTCTTCAGCATGCTTCAAAGCTTCTTTAGTTGCTATCTCACTACCAACTATATTACCCGTCTTTGTTTTTATTGTGTAAGTCCAGCCACTAGGCTTTTCTTCCAATGTCTTTAAGTCGTACTCTGTTAAGTTTATTTTCATTGTTTTAAGTTTTATATTGTCAAATGTATATACAAAATATTAAACGGCAAAATTTTTTTACAATTATTTTTTAATTTATTTTTCATTTAATTGCTCAATGCTAGGAAAATCAATGCTTACACCACGTTCAGAAAAGAATTTATTTATTACATCTACTATCTGATTAATCTGCTTGGTGTCTAATTGTGTCGTGCTTTCAAAGTCGAATAAAGCTATCTGTATAGGCTTCCATAGCGTTTCCTTGATTAAGGTAGGTGTGTAGGGCATTGACATTTCTACACCCTTTATGCCTGTGTAGTTAAATTCTGCTCCCATATCGTTTAACTGGTCTGATATTATAGAAAAGAATTTATGTAAAGAGCTGTTTTGCTTTGTTGTTCTTACTTTGCTTTCGTGGCCGCAATTACTACATTTCATTGTTTTCAATATAAGTTAATAATGCTTCTAATATAGCCTCCTTGTCCTGCTTACTCCATTTTACAGTTTGATGCGCTTTAATTTCTAG